GGGGTTAAATGGTGTTTTTTTGAAGGATTTAGACGGACTACATCGCCGGAGCGGCTGCTGCAGGTGGTTTGTATTGTTTGGCTACTTTTTCTAGTTTGTTTTCGTGTTCAACTTTACGAACGTCGTTGGCTATACGTAAACGATTTAAATCTGCTAAAGTTAATCTAGTCTTACGCAAATCTGACAGTTTTAACGGGGTCTGATCCTGACCATCGGATTGGTATCCAGGTACAGCAGGCTTAAAAAATTCGGTTAGTATCATACCATTATTTACCCAAATTTATTAAATTGCTGCACCAGTGGGTGCTGTTTGTGTGGGTGCTGCAACTGGTCCAGCTCCGGCTGGTGCTTGACCTCCAGGAGCAGCCGATCCTTGTGGTGTTTCTGTTGACGGAGCCACATTCTCTAGATCGCTGGCTATACCGCCGGGGCTGACTCCTACGCTACGCAAAGAAGGTTCCCCAACTGGTGATAGATCAACGTCACCTTGTTCTTCTGCCCACATTTCTTCGTTTTCAATCATTTCTTGCTCGTTCATACCTAGATAACGCTTCATCAAGAATCTTTTACTGAAATAAGGGTAAGCTTCTAGTTGTGTAAATGTGGCAATTCTTGCGCTGTCAACATCAGCTTGACGATATTGTGCAAAGTTTTGTGGGGGTTCAAAAATCAGTTCAAACAGTTGCCCATCAATATTGACCCCGCGCCAACGCATAAACAACTTAAATTCTTGATCTAATTTCTCAATTATGCTGTTTTGCAATCGCTGACAATATTGATTAAAGCGCCATTCTTGTATGAGTGCAGTACCCACACGCCCGTCATTGAACGCCTGAGTTCCATCTTCTAGTGTGACTGGCAAGTAACTACTTGGAATACGCAAACCACGGAACAACTTGTTAGTAAAGTATCGTAAGTCTGTGATTTCACCCAGGTTGCTTGCTCCTTGCAGTGTATCAACACTACTTCCACGGCCTTCGGCAGTAACAGGGAAGAAATAGTCTTCCATTTGTGCTAGCGGATTGTAAGTGGCATCCATCATATTGGCACCACCCCCAGTTTGCGTAGGAATACGTCGTTGACTGATTTCGTTTTTGATTCGCTCAACAAATGCCATGGCCATATGGCTAGGCATATTGCCCACATCAATTTTGAATACACGACGTTCAGGCGCTCGCTGTACGCGATAGATAATGATACTGTCTTCCAGTAACTCTTTTTGTTTAAAAACTTTAAAAATGTTTTCAAGTACACTAGTACCAAATGGCCAAAATACATCTAGTCCTTCGGTCAAGCTCAAATGAACCACGTGCTCGGCGTTGATAGCTGCTTCGTTTTGCGCTCTAGAAAATCTTCCGCCGCCGGCAGTTGGCACACTAGGCTGAACATAACTACCGCTAGGACCTCCCACTTGAGGGTGATTCATGTATTGATCGCTAGTAGTTACGGCGGTCACGGTCAAATTTTCAAAATTTGGATTGATATCTTTGACTATGTACTGTTCAGGTTTTTTGCCGTCGCTTTCGTTTACAATAACCTTGACTACCTTGCTCATTTCTACCCAGAATAACTTAAAGTTTTCCGGATCTCTAATAAACACTTGGTCGCCGTATTTTATAGTATTTCGTATTATTCTGAATATTCTTTTGTTAAATTCGTTTAGACTCACCCACTGACTCAACTGTTCTTTTATAATTTTTATTTCGTTGTCTGTTGGAGTTTCTTTAAATTTAATATCAAAAGGAGTGTTATTTCCTTCATTTTTCTGTGTCATAAACTCAGAAAGAATGTCTAATGCTGCATTAATTTCTGAATCCATATCCATTTGTTCGTATTGATTGTATCTTTCAATACGATTTGGATGCCCAATATAAACGTCGGGAAGATTGCTTTGATAGTTTCTATATCCAATATCTGGTGCCCGCCCACTACCAATTGGACTGATATTGCTAGGAAGATTGCTGCTCTTAAAATACTTGCGCCAAGTCATAAATTGTTCTCAATGAGTACTGTATTTACCGTGCTTATGCGATGTTGTCTGCTATTCTTTTGGAATAGTCTACGTTGTCTTCCATTGCTGCTATCAAGGTATCCATTTTATCAGTGTATTGCTTCATTAGCGACTGTGTTGCCTGACTATCAGCTGTCATAGTATTTTTTAGTTCGGTTAACGAATTGGTCATTAAATTAGGAGTATTAAACAAACCGCTAATCATTTGTTCCAAATTGTTGGTGTTATTAGTTGAGTTTTGATCTCTGGGAACTAGATTTTCTAACATACCTGATGGATTTCTAAAAGCCAGTCCTGTTTGGTCATTTCTTGACAGGTCTGGACCTGTTGTGCCGCTGGCTAGGTTTTCGGATGCATTAGCCCTAGCAGCCGGTGTCTGTGCAAACTTGTCTACTGCTGCACCAAATTTGTCAGTTGCGCCCGAAAATAAGGAAAAATTTGTGCCTAATTCACGTGTGGTATTTTCAGAATTTTGTTGATTTGTTTCCAAATTCCTTTGCAACGTAGAGAACACAGGAGGAATTTCGTCTAACTTTAAAAATTTCATCATCTCTAAAGCCTTCACAGTGTTTTCCATTGCCTGCTGATTTTGTTCTAACAAGGTAGGTAATTTTACTTTGCCTGTTAGCCCATCAATTTCTCCTCCCTGTGTTACTTGCGTGGTCATTCCTGTAGTAAATGCATTTATGTATCCTGGCAGCTGAACTGCTCTAAATTTTGTGTCCAGTTCTATAACCGACTCTGTCAGGGGATCCGTTCCTCGTTTCTTTAGATCTTCAAATTGTTGTACAGTGGATCCTAGCTTGTCGGCTAAATCATTTTGGCCTTTCTGTCCTTCTTTGACTTGATTCTGAGCCATTGTTACCACTTCGCCAAATTGTCCGGTAGCCAAGTTCACAGCTCCAAGAGTCGGGCCCATAGCTAACCCTTCTTTTTCTAGATCTGCGCCGTACTTTTTCATTCTTTCTGCTTGTCTTTCTTGCAGTTGAGCAGATGTGTATATTCCTTTTTGGAAATCATCAAATGCTTCATCTAGTACTTTCTTGCGAGTCGGACTTTGTGAAAGCAATATATTGAGATTTTTGTCAATAATGTTACCATCAAATGCCGCCATCTGCTGCATACCTTTTTGCATGTCTGCCGGCATAAGTTTAATCATGGTCTGAAACTTTTCCATAGCCTGAGGATCTTGGCTTTGTCTTAGTTTGGCTTGCACTGCCAACTGTTCACTAGCCGCTTGTGCTCGAGCCTGTGCTGCTTTGGCATCCTCTCCTGTGTAAGCCGAAAGAGCTCTCATGTTGATCATGTATTTGGCAGATTCTTCTGCCAATTGCTTTGATGTTTTACCCTCCAATGTGCCAGACTGTTGTTGTAAGGCTATGTAATCAATTATGCCCTGGGATTGATCTTCGTAACTGATACCCACACGGTAAAGTTGTTCTCTAAGACTTTGGGTGCCATCTACCAGCTGATTAAGTTCTTGATTGGTTTTACGTACTCTTGCTATACCGCCGTATAGTGACCCACCAAACTGTACCAATTGTTCTTTGTTTTTTGTAACAATGTTGGTTTGTTCGGCCGTGGTTAAAAGCATGGATGCTTGTGCATCTCGCATACCGCGCATACCGTCAGAGTAAGCCATACCGGCTTTTGTTTGAGTTTGATAGGCAATTGTGGTCGCAGATAATTCTGTACCCAATAAATCATATGCTTTTTTTTGTGCTTCTACTCCCTCTTTGAGAAATGCTGTAATACCACTGGCAGCAGCGGCACTGACTGCACCTATTCTGGCTGCAGGATTTGGTATCAAGGCCAGACCTTCGGCTGCCAAGGCCAATCCGTTAGACAGTCTGTTTAAGATATCAATGTTGCTTTGTATTCCAACTTGCTGTTGTCTCAATGCAGCAGTGGTGCCACTTACACCCGAGGTATAACTCTCGGCACCAGCAATCACTTGATTCTTAAAAAAAGAAACAGCTTCAATTACACCGCCTTTGACAAAGGCGCCGGACATTTGACCGGCAGCATCGCGCATGATCTGCCCGGCCATTTTGCTTTGTTCAGCCAGCATGGCCTGCCCGGCTGCTGAATTTCTAGCCGAATCCCGGAGTCCTTCGAATTCAGACTGCAATCGGGACAATGCCTGAGCGTTTCCCTGTATAGTGCCAGTGCCTCGCTGCATTTCCATACGCAGTCGGGCCATGCTTTGTCCTACACTTTGTATACTTGCTCGTGAATTACCAGCAGCAGCACCTAGTTGTGATAACGCTTGTAGTGCTTTTTGGACTTCTGCATCAGTCATATTTTTAGCCTATAAATATTCATATATCAATTATTTATAGGAATCAAAAATGGAACAAAAACCAGTCAATCCACTTCGTGCCCACTTTAGACAACCGTCAATTTACTTGCGTTTGCCCAGCGGAGGTCAATTTTGGAACAGTGGACTGGACTTGCCAGAAGTGGGCGAAATACCGGTGTTTCCAATGACAGCCAGAGATGAAATCTTGTTAAAAACACCCGATGCGCTGCTTAACGGTCAGGGCGTGGTTGATGTGATACAGAGCTGTTGCCCCAACATTACCAATGCCTGGCATATGCCCAGTGTTGATGTTGACCCAGTGTTGATCGCTATTAGAATTGCTTCTTACGGCGGTGAAATGCCAGTTGAAACCAAATGCCCACATTGTGGCGAAGAAAACAAATTTGATGTGGATTTAAATACCTATCTAGACAATATTACCGTACCCAACTACACACAAAAAGTGCAAGTGGGTCACATTAGAATCAAGTTGAAACCACAAAACTATGCCAGTGTAAACGAAACAAACAAGATTGCCTACGAAGAACAAAGAATACTGGAAAACATTGGTGTACCTGACAGCGACGACACAGCAAAGCTGGAAGCTTACAAAAAACACCTAGATCGCTTGATCAAATTGAACGCCAAGTTACTGGTAGACAACACTGAATATATCGAAATTACCAACACAGGCACAGTGGTATCAGAACCAGAATATATCGAAGAATTTTATTTCAACTGCGATAGTGAAATTTGTAAAACTATCAGAGAGAAAATGGAACAGATCAATAAAGAAGGTGCAGTTAAACCCCTCGCAGGATCTTGTAACAGTTGTACCAAACAATATGATGTTGCATTGACTTTTGATTACTCAAGTTTTTTCGGCAAAAGCTCTTAACAAAAAACGCCGAAGAAATACTAGGCCTAGTTAAGAGCTACGAAAATCAAGTCAAGCAAATCAAAGATGAACTATTGAGATTTTGTTGGTACATGCGCGGTGGTATTTCTTATTCAGACGCCATGTTATTGAGCACAGAAGATAGAAAAATCATCAATGAGATTATCAAAGACAATCTAGAAACTGCTAAGAAATCAGGAATGCCATTCTTCTAAGACTAACTTCGTTAGTCTATTGATTTCGCTTGCGCTCATCAATTTGTTTTTAGATTTCATCTAGATTAATTGGTCACTCTTTGCCCAGGACGGGCAAAAAATATATGAGCTTCATCTGAGTAGCACAGTCACTGATATTAGAGCATTACAGAGGCGGTTGTCCGGTACCTCGAGCTCCGTTCTTATACAACGGCGGTTCACAACACAAATATCAGCCTGCATTGCAAACGTGTGCGATCGCTCGCACGTCTTTTTAGCCTTTACGAATCCTGTTCAAACAACTAAATCGCGGCATTTGCGATCTTCATCCTTGCGGGTAGTAGTTGAGTGCTCGTTGTAGCGACGAGGCTTCCGTCCCTGCGTATATTTCAACCAGGTATAGGGCACACGATATTGGCTTGTGCTAGCTAGTACTACTTAAATTTTGTTTTTTATGTGGGAGCCATGGACACGGACTTGTATATGTCCGTTATAATAATCATCTGATTCTAAGACTTGGTGTCTGAATTGTTCTCTTGCTTCTATGTATGAACATTCTGCTTTTGATTTACAGTAATATAGTATTTCTCTTCGAAAGTTTTCTGGGCCTAGTGTTTTTACATCTTGAATTAATTCGTCGTTTGAGCCATAATAGTCTTGCCAATCGCTTGGTATTTTAGATTTAATTTTACGTTTCTTTTTAGTGCCATTTTTTAACTTTACTGTTTTTACTGTAGTTTTTGAAAACTTGGCTAGTTTCTTACCTATGTATTTTCGTCCAGATACAATATTTGTAATAATATATACGTATCCAATACAATTTTCGGGTAGTTCTGCTACAGGAGCATTTTCGAATAACCAAGTCATGTGCTAACTTAATTATGACTAACATGCTCTGTAAAAAAATTATACTATATCTACATCTGTATTGTAACTTGTATAACCATTTTCTTTAACTACACTTAGTACATTATTAACACGCCCGGCTAGTTCATCTTTATGACTAACTAACCAAACTGAGCGATTTCCTTCTCTGCTCATTTTTTTAAGAATAGCCAAACTATTTTCTACTCCTGAGCTATCCATGCCTGTGTCAATTACTTCGTCAATGAACAATAAATTAATTGGTTGATATAGGTTTTCCCAAACATCACGGAAAGCCCAACTCAGGCTTAGAATTAATCTATTGCGTTCGCCTCTACTCAAGTTATCAAAGTCTAATTCTCTACCTAGTTCTTCGATGCTAACAGTTAAATCATTTAAAAATTTAACTGTGTGCGGAAGCCCAATGCGATCTAAGTATTGGCTTAGCCTTCCATTTAAATAACTTAAATTTTGATCAATAATACGTTTGCGTATAAAACTATCTTTGTTTGTTAATAATTTTAGCAAGAACTCTTGATGTTCGCGAACATTGGCAAGTTCATTGATTAAATCATAACTAATTTCTTCTACAGCCTTAGTTTCCATTTCACGAATTTGTTCTTCGTAAGGATCCGCTTCTGCCTGCTTTGTTTGTAATTGTTGACGCAAATTTGCTACGGTGTTTCTATGATTGATAGCATCTTCTTTACGATCATAAAATACCTTTGGCGGCTTACCTTGAGTACCTAATAGTTGAATCGCTTCAACATGTGACATTAATTGTTCGTCGTTAGCAAGATATTGCAGCGAAGTTTCTTTTAGCGTAGTACGTTTCTCTTCTAGTACTTGCTCATGTTTATCATCATGTATTGGTTGTCCGCAGGCATAACACTCATGTTTTTCTAGAGTCTCAATTTCTTTTTTAAGTTTGTCTAGTTGTTTAATTAATTTTACCTGTTCAGATTCACAGGCTACCTTCCATTTAGTTATTTCTTTTATTTTGTTTGTTGTATTGTTATACTCGTCTAGTAAATCGTGATTTTGTAATTCTTGTTCAATATCTAAATCACCGACTACATCTAATGCTTTTTGTAATTCTACAATTTCATTCAAACGCTTAGTATTCCACATTGTCTGTCTACGGCGTGTGGCTTCGATCTGTTCTTGTATTCTAGCATTGGCATCTGTAACTGCCTTGATTCTATATTCTTCTTGAGTAATAGCATCCTTTGTGGCCTTTAGCTGCTCTTTTAGTGCATCTGCTTTATCACTTAGCATTGTTATTCCAAGCAACTGCTCAATGATTGTACGCTGGTCATTGGCTTTTAAAGCCAAGAAAGGTTCCGTATAAGTGTTTAATGCAACAATATGTTTGAACATATCGTGACTCATGCCCAGCATGCGTTCAATTTCTGCTTGTGTTTCTCTTGAATCGCCTTGACTTTCGTCTGTAATCTGTTGCTCTTGACCACCTACATAAAACGCCATTGTGTTTGGTTTACGCCCGCGTTCAATTCTGTAATCTATACTGTCCTTTTCAAACTCAATAGTAACTAACATGTTCTTACCATTTGTTTTATTGATAAGATTATCCTTCTTGATGTTAGTTAGTGCAGATCCGTACAATGCATAGCTTAGTGCATTAATAATGGTTGTTTTGCCAGTTCCATTTCTGGCTCCTGTGTCGTCTCCGCCCAGGTCCAAGTTTTGTCCTAGTACGAGAGTAAGATCCTTGCGATCAAATTGAACTGCCTGTGTAGCGTTACCTACACTCATAAAATTTTTAACAGATAATGTTTTTATTTTGAACATGATTTTATTAATGCTTGTTCTAGGTTATTATACAGGTCTTTATTATAATTTACAAACTCACAATTTGGTTCTAATACTTGGTTTATCCAGTCAAGGTGAATAAGAGTATGTGGTTGTGCCAATCCTTTATCATACGAACTAAATTGACTAATAGTTCTGAAATCATCCAATCCTAAATTATCATTGTGCCAAATCCACGGATATGAATTTAGTATATCTGTATGTGGTTCTATAAAATCTAGTGCGTAGCATAATGAAAAAACAAATTTTATTTTGTGAAATTTAAGTAATTCGGCAGCGGCTATTATCCATGCCTGGCTTCGTTGCTGTGCCTGCCATGGACCAATATATCTATTATGATATTCTTTTACATATTCATTATCGCTTGCACTAGTGACCCACCACGTTTTCCCGTTATTTTCAACAACATTAAAATTATACACAGGATCTTGTTCTGCCTGGGCTAGCCAAAATTTATCTGCTATTAGATCAATACGGTTAGGTATGCTCCATTGAATAATACAATAATCAGGCTTATTAGCAGCAACTACCTCAGATAGTTGCATAAACATCAATTCATTGCTAGCGCCAATAACTGAACGATTAATAACTTTGGCGTAATTACTGGTTAGTAACTGTAAGTAAAATGGCCATTTTTTAAAATTAGTGTCAACACCATTGCCGTCACTAATTGTTAATATATTTGATTTCATTAATTTTAGTTATTAGTTCATTGGTGTCCTTAAACCAATCTTTATAATCATATACAGGTATAGTAACGTTGAATATTTTTTCTAAACGATAGTTAATATAACCTTGATCATGCAGGTTGGTAATACCGGACAAATCTAGATTCTGATAATTTGTAAGAGCTTGTTCTATATCTTTCCAGGTATAGTATATTTTAAAATATTGACTATTTTTACTGTGCCAATTTTTAATTACAGTATGTAAATTAGATTCATCAACAAGTTTCATGCCTAGGTTTGCAACTAATGATTTTATTGTGTTAAACGTATCTGTAATTAAAGATTCTAAATTTACATTTATGCATCGATTGTCTGCAGCCCAATCATTAAAAGGCCAGTTATGATAAAGTAGTGTAAAGTTTTCTCTAATTGCATAAGGCTCTTCGGCATCAGACCAGTTAGCATCACGATGAGCTTTAGTTTCTGTAACGGTATCTGTAAGCATAGCTTTAGCTACACAAGTTTGATATATTATTGGTTTTACTTTATCAGTTATAACTGTTCTTACTATTTGAGCACGTGGAAATACCTTATTCACACGCTCATATGAATCATTAAGTATACCGTTGTCGCATAATACTAATATCTTTTTATTTTTGGTATCTACATCATCTATAGTAGGTTCGTAACTATTAGAATCTTGATATGTATTTGTATATTTTTTGCTGTTGTGACAGTCACCGTTGTCACTAATTACAAAAATATTATCGTCTATTTTAACTGTATCGCTAGCATGATTAGTTAAAACATAATATAAAAAATGACCAAATCCGCCTGAAGGATAACTTATCAATATAATGTCAGGACTAGTAGGATCAAATAATTTCATAAGTTTCTGTAAATATCTAACAGTAAACTTTTATTATATTGTTCGCTTTGTATGTTTGTAAGCTGATTAGTTACAATAGTATCTACGCTTTCAAACATAATGTTTCCTGTGATATCATAATTGATATCTTCGTTAGTAGCTTTCTGTGGTATAAGAGTTATTTCTCTAAGATTATATGTATTAATAAAAGTTTCTTTAATAAATGTAGCTTCTTCGTAGCTTATTTCCACATCAAGATTTACACGTACATGCATACCTGGCTGCAACATACTTTCTGTGTTTTGTAGTACATCGCTTAATTGATATACACGATATCTAGGTTGTTCGGGCCAACTATGATACTCGGGCTCCTTACCCCACTCTAGGATCATCATACCACGCTCATCATCGTGGTTGTCTGCATAGTTGTGCGGAAAGCAGTTGCCTATGTAGGTAATATTTTTGTGTGTTTGTCGCTTATGGAAATGTCCAGTGAATACTTGACCAATGCTGCTAAAATCCTCACGTTTTATTTCACCGTGGTCAGGCATTTGAACCATAGCATTCATATAAAAGTGTGGTAGTTCAAAATGCCCAAACATATATTGAGCACTTAGTTTTGGAATACGCCTATAATCTTCGCCTATGAGCCAAGGGGCCACAATAACATCACCAGTGTGTAGCCAATCATTACAAATGATAACATTCGGTAAGTGTTTAGCCCATTCAACACTTTGGACATCACGGCGATCGCGATAATATAGGTCGTGATTGCCAGGAATAAAGTAAACACGAGAAAAATTGTCGTTGAGATGTTCCAAAGCACGGAGACTATAGTTAAGAGTGACAATATTGATACTAGCACGATTGTTATGCCAATCTCCAAGAAAAAACGCTGTTTCACATCCTTCCTCCTTAGCTTTTGCTGTAAACCATTTGATAAAGTTTAAGCAATCTTCATTATGTGTTTGACTATTGCTTTTCAAACCAAAGTGTATATCAGTACATAGTGCTGCTTTACGAAATAAGTTAGACATCTAATAAGTTTACTATATTATAACAAACGATGTCAAGCTCAATCATCGTGATAATCGCCCGATATAGTGCCGCCACCCCAAGAGCCCATACCTTGTCTAGTATAAGACGGAGTTAATCCATTCATTTCAAGAATATCATCTCTAAGATTTTGATTGCGCTTTTCAATATTAAGAACCCTGGTAAAGGAATTAGTGATAGCAGCGGTATAGTAAGCAAAAGGATTTTGTGACTTACTTTCGTCAAACTGTAATCCTATTTGCGAAAGCTGAAGCAATGCTTGAGAACGCATTTCGTCATTATATGTATAACCTCGCCAATTACTACGAGTAGCATAACGTTCACACAGTTTCATAAACATATGCGCTAATTTATTAGTCATTTGCCCATGATCTCTTGACCAACGCCCTTTATTTAAATCCCCAGTCCAATGACTTTTACCTACACAATATATGTTTCCGCCATCATCAATCATATAATGCTGAAATGGGGGAAAGTTACATTTCATGTATTTTGCTGGCATAGAAATTTCTAATCCGTCATCATCGTATTCTGTTAAAACAATTCCTTCGTCGTCTTCTAATAGTTTTTCTGCCGCTTTGCGTGTTTTAATAT